GGTTGTACAAGGAAACCGCGTTTGATACCGATGGTCGTCAAGCGTTGGAGTCCGACGAGGACAACGTGATGGTTCCTGTTATTACGGACGACAACCTTGGGAATGTGATTAGTCCGATGCCTGCCGTCATCAACCCGCCTGAGTTCTATAATCAGTCGGATTTGATTTCGTCGGATATGAACCGTGTGTCGGGTGTGACGGAGTATCAGCAGGGTGCGATGCCTGAGATTCGTCGTACTGCTACGGAGGCGGCGATTGTGCAGGATGCGTCTAATGCTCGTGCTAGCGACAAGTTGGCGATTATTGAGCGGGCGATTGGTGAGTGTGCGCGTCGTTTGGTGATGTTGGCTCAACAGTTCATGACTGGTGAGCAGGCGATTCGTGTGGTGGGGTCTGAGGCTCAGCCGTTGTGGCTGACGTTTGACCGTGACTACATCCAAGGCGAGTTTGATTACGAGGTTGAGGGTGGGTCTACGGCTCCGATGAATGAGTCGTTCCGTCGTCAGCGGGCGTTGCAGATTGTGGATGCGATGGCTCCGTTTGCTGGGGCTGGGATTCTGGACATGGGCAAATTGGCGACCTACGTGTTGCAGTACGGTTTCGGTATCAAGCAGGCGCAGGGGTTCATTATGGCGATGCCGCCGATGGGTCCGGAGGGTGCGATGCCACCTCAAATGGGTGGTGGTGGTATGGTTCCGGGTATGGGTGCGGCTGAGGCTCCGCCGACTGGCGGTATGCCGATGCCGAGCAATATCCCGCCTGAGATTCTGTCGCAACTGTTGGCTTCGGGTGCTCCGTTGGCGAATACGCAGTTGCCATTTGAACAAACGATGTAGTGCCCGGTACTAGGGGTAGAGCAACCGCCGAAGGAGGACTCTGTGCAAGAAGAATTTGAATCCACCGTTGAAGGCGTTACTGACACACCCCTAGAGGGGCAAGTTGAGGCGGACGCCGAGATTGGTGATACCCCGGTTGGGGAACCGAAAGAGTATTTCGCTTGGGACGAATACGCTGACAAGCCTGTCAAGTTGACTGTTGATGGCGAAGAAATTGAGGTTCCTCTGGCTGAGGCGCTCAACGGGTACCAGCGTCAAGCGGACTATACACGCAAGACGCAGGAACTCGCTGAGCAACGGAGACAGGTGCAGTTCGCTGGCGCTTTGCAAGAGGCTTTGCAGAACGACCCGAACGGCACTCTGGAACTGCTTTCGCAACATTATGGTGTGAATCAGAAACCAACGTCCGAAGAGGACGAGTTTTTGGACCCCGTGGAGAAGCAGTACCGGCAACTTGAAACTCGTATTCAAGCATTCGAGCAAGACAAAGCGATGCGTGAATTGGAGAATCAGATTGAGTCTTTGTCACGAAGATACGGAGACCTGTTTGATGCCAATGCGGTAGTAGCAAAGGCGTTGGCGACAGGTAACACGAATCTGGAGGCAGTCCATAAACAGGTCGCATTTGACCGTTTGTACGAACAATCCCAAACCAAAGGAGCAACGAAGGTGACACCAGAGGAAAAGAAGATTGTTGAAGCCAAACGGGAGGCCGCGATTGTGTCTAAGGGTGCTTCTGCGAAGAGTGCTGATGTGTCTTCAAAACCAATTCGTAGTGTCCGCGATGCCTTTGAATCTGCCAAACGGCAGTTAGAGGGCTAGCACAATTTCAACCAAGGAGTAAATCAAAATGACAGCAAATCCAAATTTTGATAATCTGCTTACGACGACGCTTGCGAACTATCGTTCACAACTGACGGACAACGTGTTCACTGCACGTCCGTTGACCTACTTCCTCATGGATAAGGGTCGCATCCGCATGTTGAACGGTGGTACCAAGATTGTTGAGCCGATTATCTACGGAGAAAACAACACGGTCGGGTCCTACTCGGGCTACGACTCGCTCAGCCTCACCCCGCAAACGGGTATCTCGGCTGCCGAGTTTGAGTGGAAGCAGTACGCTGCGTCCATCTCAATCAGCGGTATCGAGGAGGCGAAGAACAACGGTGAGCAGGAAATCATCAACCTGCTGGAAGCCAAAATCATGCAGGCTGAAGAGTCAATGCGTGAAGGTTTCAACGAAATGTTCTTCGCTGATGGCACGGGCAATTCAAGCAAGGACTGGAACGGTCTTGGGAATCTCGTTGAGGCTTCTGGTACGGTGGGCGGCATTGACCGTTCTTCGTACTCGTGGTGGAGGTCGTACGAGGAGAACACCGCAGCGGCCCTCACGCTTGCCCAAATGTCCACGGCGTACAACAGCGTGTCGGTTGGCAATGACCACCCAGACATGGTGCTGACGACCCAAACCCTGTTTGAGAAGTATGAGGCTCTGTTGCAGCCGCAACTTCGTTACACCGACACCAAGACTGCAGATGCTGGTTTCCAGAACCTGCTGTTCAAGGCTGGTCCGGTTGTGTACGATGTGCACTGCACCTCTGGTGTCATGTACTTCCTGAACAGCAAGTATCTGACCCTCGTTGGTCACTCTGGCAAGTGGTTTGCGCAGACAGCGTTCGTGTCCCCTGAGGATGTGGATGCCCGTTACGCGCTCATCATGTGCTACGGCAACCTGACGGTGCGTAACTGCGCCAAGCAGGGCAAACTCACGGCGAAGACCGCCTAACCAAAAGGAGAAATGTCATGCCATTGAAGCCAAATAGCACAAGCGGAACGATTACCCGCAAGCGTCTTGAGGACTACATCACCGCATCCGAAAAGGTTGCGGAGGTGGAAGTTGCTGATGCTGCTGCGACGCTTACCGCGGCTCAACTGTTGGAGAGCAAACTCTTCACGCAGACACCGACTGCTGCACGCACGCTGACCACCGCTACGGCGGCGCTCATCGTTGCGGCGCTGACGGATGAGTCAACCGGTACGTCGTTTGAGTTCACGATTGTCAACAAGGCTGCTGCTACGCACGCGATTACGCTTGCTGGTGGTACCGATGTGAGCATCGTGGGTTCGGCAACCGTTTCGGCTGCAACGTCGGGTACTTTCGTTGGGGTTGTCCAGTCGGACAGCACCGTGAAGGTGTACCGCAAGTAAAGGGAGAAGATGCGGGGGCAGGGGGATGAAGCCCTCTGCCCCGCATCACAACAACAGGAAGGAGAATGCAATGCCAAAGGTTGGAAAGAAAGAGTTTCCTTACACCGCTAAGGGTATGGCGATGGCGAAGGCTGAAGCCAAGAAGCGTGGTGTGCCGATGAAGAATAAGAAGAAGAGCAAGAAGTACTGAGTTTGTTGGTTCCCCGTCTCATGCCACCTCCCTTCCGTGGGGCGGGGACCTTCAAGTAGGAGATAGTTATGGCAAAGAGCAAACCACGAAACAAGAAACCGGTTCCACCTCTCAGCAAAGAGGATGAACGTCGCATGCGTGGAGAACTTCGGAGAAAGGGAGAATACACGCCTCGGGTGCGCCCGGGTGGCGGTCTTGAGCCAGAAGATGTTCTTCCAGAAGATAGGGAGAGTCCCGGTTTTGATACAAATTACGGCAGAAAATTTGGCAAACCAAAACCCAACAAAAAAGGAAAAGGTCTTCCGGTCAAGTCTCCGAATGGGGTTTGGACCATTCTTGGCAAGTAACAACTGGGGCTAAAGATGATGAAAGGTTCCAAGCCCGCCTACGCTTTCTACGGTCAACCCGTCAACGGTCAACGACCAGCCCATCAGGGAGTCAATGGGGCACGTCTGCAGGCTGGCGGAGGTGAATACATAGGTCGCAACCGTTGCGTTGCCGACAACGACACATGCGAAGGTCCGAAGGCAAAAGGCACCCAGTACTGCATCGGTCATCTGCGCAAAGCCGCCAAGGGCGGTGATGTTGCTTGAATCTAGCCGACGTTCGCACAATGGTCCGAGACATCTCGGACTTGGACACCGTTGACCTACCCAACAGTCTGTTGGATACGTTCGTCAAGGAAGCGTTCCAACGCATCGTCGCTTTGGAGCGACGCTGGCCGTTCTACCAAGAAACGTACACGCTGAACACGGTTGCCGACCAACGCCCGTACACCATCTCTGTTATCGGGGACATTCGGGAAATCATCTCCATCATTGAGACCACCGCATCTGGTAACAGGTTCACGGAGATTGCGTACGATGATGCCGAGGACATTTGGTTGGGTAACACCGATGTCGCCGGTCGCCCCTATTTTTGGGCTGTGTGGGATGGTCAGATTCACCTGTATCCGAAACCTGATGTCGTTTATCCGTTGACTGTCCGCGCGTACCGTAACCCGACATACACGTGGCTGTCTAACACGGCTACCGAGATTGACATGGACAACTGGTTTCACATCTTGTTGGCGTACTACGCGCTCGCGCGCGTGTACCAACGTCAAGAGGATAATGAGATGGCGATGATGTATCAGCGGTCGTTTGAGGAGGGTGTGGCGATGGCTCGCCGCGATTTGATGAAGGCACGGTCGCACAGACCGTTGTTGTTGTCGGGTGGTAAGAAGTATCCGACGATGCGCCGATGGTTGCAGACGTTGGGGGCGACGCTTGGGTCATGAGCAATCTTTCAACTTTGCGGTACGACGATTTCACTGGCGGTTTGAACCTTCGCGCTGACCAGTTTCAGTTGTCTCGTAACGAGTCACCTGATTTGTTGAATGTGGAGATTGACCCTCGTGGTGGGGTGTTTAGTCGTGGTGGTATGCACAGGTTGAATACAACCGCCGTGGCGGGGACGTGGGGGCCGCAGAGGCTGTATGCGTTTTATGGTGATGCTTCGCGTTTGATGTTGGCGAATGATACGAATGTGTGGTGGTCGTCGGGTGAGGATTTTACGAAGTTGGAGTATTCGTCGGGTAATCCGATTGTTTCGTCGTCGTCGCATGGTGTGTGTATGTATGCGTGGGGCAACACGTTGTACATGACTTCTGGTGCTGCTACGGGCAAGGTTGGGTATAAGTGGACGACGGGTTCGACGTATGCGACCGCTTTGTCTGCGTCTGGTCCGACGTGGCAGCCGTACAACAATCCGAATGGTACACACATGCCGAGGGCTGAGCATGTGATTACGCACGCAAACAAACTGTTTGCGGCGCACACGTACGAAGACGGGGTTGAGTACGCGAATCGCTTGCGTTGGTCGCATGAAGGTTTGCCGGAGAACTGGATGGAAGACGATTATCTTGATTTCAACGGTGGCGGTCTCGGTATCCGTGCGCTCGCTATTGTCGCCGGTCAACTTGTCATTTTCAAACCGAACGGCATCTATCTGTTGATTGGTAACTCGTCGGACAACTTCCAAGTCGTTGAGTTGTCAACGAACTTGGGAACGAACAATCATCACAGCATGGCACAGTCCGAGGCTGGTGTCTACTTCTACTCGAATCCTGAGGGTTTGTTCTTTTATGATGGCACAAAAATCGTGGACATCTTTGAACCGTTGCGTCCTTTGGTGGATGAGAAGCGTTTGTCTACGGCTTCTACCGAACCGTATTCGGTGTCGTATGCGGGTCGCCGCGTGTGGGCTGCGTTGCCGTTTGATGACACGAACACTGCGACTTTGCCGACTCGGAACTATGTGTTTGACCCGTCAATCGGTGCTGGTGGTTCCTACACACAGTTTGCCACCCACGACGGTTACGGCGTGGTTGGCGGAACAGATTGGACCGATGACAACGGGGCGAACTATCGGGTGTTCTGTCACCCTTTTCAAGCAAGGGTCGTGAAGGTTGATTTGTACGAAGAGGAGCAGGACAATTTCAATGGGACTGCTACGAGTTTTACTTCGTATTATCGTACGGGTTGGGTGGATGGTAACGCGTATGCGCAGAAGAAGGTGTTTCGTCGTCCGGACATCGTGTTCAAGCAGGTGGATACGCAACGGATTGTGAACGTGAAGATTTACCACAACTATGAGGAGGCGTCTGGTTCGGAGCGTAAACAGTTTGATGTGACGTTGGCTGGTACTGGTACTGGTGCGTACTGGGGTACGGATTTGTGGGGGACTGGTCTGTGGGGTACAGCGTCTGAGGGTGTGAGTGTTCGTTCTGGTCGCCAACTTGGGTTGGCTCGCAGTGTGCAGTTGCTGTTCACGGGGCCATCCAACGGCAACTGGGGGATTGATTCAATTACATACAAGTTCAACAACCGAAAGGTGAGTGGCTGATGCCTCTGTCTATTCCTTATTCGTTTACTACTGCTACGGTGATTGAGGCTGGCGATATGAACAGCAACTTCACTGCGGTGAAGAACTTTGCTGATGCGTTGGCTACCGGTGTAAACATTGATTCTGGCGCGATTATTGCTGCAAAGATTGCGACTGGTGCTGTTGAGACAGCGAAGATTGCTGATAGCGCGGTAACTGCACAGAAGTTGGATGCCGATGTTTCTCAGAGTGACCAGTTTGTTTTGGGTGCGCAGGTGTTCGGATGAGAACTCCGTGGTCTTCGCCAATCATCAACACGTTGACAACCGATGATGCTGCCCGTTTGCAGCAGATTTTTATGTCGTTGTCGTTTGAGTTGTCGGAGATGCGCAAGGAGATGGAAGAGTTGAAGCGGCTTGTGGCGAGGATGGACAGGAACAGTTATGGCGTATGACCCTAGTTTGTATGAGTCGCGTCGCCGCGGGTTGACGGAGAATTATGCTGCTACTGCTGCAGCGAATCAGTATTCGCGTACGTTGTCTCAGCAGCGTGGCGCAAGGCAGCGTTTGGCTGCGTTGCGCCAGTATGAGCAGGCGCAGCCGCAGTTGGTGCGCGGCTATTCGCAACGGAATCTTGTGTCCCCGAATGTGCGGAGCGGGATTTTCAATCGTGCAATGCAGGATTTTGCTTCGGAGCGTGCACGTAATTTGTCGGAGTTTGATATGGGTCAGGCTGAGCAGTTGCGGGGTTTTGATTTGGAGGATGCGAGGGTTTTGCAGCAGTATCGGAGTGCGTTGGGTGATTTGGAAATGAATAAAGCAAGAGAAATTGCGGACGCTGCACGTCAGTTGTTCGCCTTCAGGGCAGGAGTTGCGTGATGGTTCGCAGAGTTGTTCAGTATGACCCAAGCAAGGATTCAGAGTATCGTCGTCAAACGAATCCAAATTTGCGTGCGCGTGCTGGTTCCGGTAAGACATCTCGACAGGTGGTGACAAAGATACCAGAGTCGCAGACTGTGATTGATAGAGCAAATCTTGAAATAGGTAAGTATCAGATACCGACTCTTGCTTCGTTGCTTGGTCTTGGTGCTGCGGGTGCTGGTGCGTCTGGTGGGGCTTCTAGTGCGTTGGCTCGTGACCAGTTTGATTATCAGAAACGTCAGGATGCGCTTGACCGTGCGTTTCAACAACAGCAGTTTGGTTTTACGCAGAGACAGTACGAAGATGACCTCGCCAAGCAGGCTCGTGCGCTTGCGGCGATGCAACAGTTTTATTCTGGTGGTGGTGCCCGTACAAGTATGGACAGTTTGCTTGCGGCGATTGGTAAACAGGCGGAAGGTTCGGAGGGGGCTGTTCGTGATGCGTATGGTCGGGCGGTTGGTGGGATAAACGAAGGTTATGACACCGCTGAACGTTTGACTGGTGCCGGTTATGGTGCATTGGAAGCGTTTTTGCGTGCCAATCCGAACAATCCGTATGCGAATGTGCAGGTGTCGACTGGGTCGGCGCCTGATGCGATGGAGCAGTTGTTGTCTGCGTATGGTGTGTCGGCTGAGCCTGTGCGTGCGCAGGTTGCTGCCGAGCAGCAGGCTGCGCAGCAGGGGGCTGCGGGGTTTCAGAATTTGTTGAATGTGTTGGGTGCTTCGGCTCAGCAGTCTGATGCGTCTCGTTTGGCGGAGATGATGATGGCGAGGAATTTGGCTGGGGAGACGTTGGGTACGCAGCGTGCGACGTTTAGGTCGCAGGCTGAGCAGGCTCAGGCGAATGCGTTGGCGGAGATTCAGGCTCGTTTGGCGCAGGCTCGGATTGAGCAGGAGGCTGCTGCTTTGAATCGGGCGTTTGAGTTGGCTTCTGCGATTGCTGCGGCTGGTGGTACGGTGCCGAACGTTGGTTCACCGACTGCTACCCCTACGGCTACTCCGACTGCCACTCCAACGGCTACTCCGACTGTTACTCCAACGGCTACGCCGACTGCGACGCCGGTGGCTACACCCACAGCAACGCCGACGGCTACGCCGACTGCTATTCCCACACCAGCATTGGATACGCCAACGTATCTTCCGGGACCAGTGTTGCCAGAGACTGAAGATGAGCGCCGTAGACGCGAGTTGTTGGCTTTGGCTGCGATGGGTCCGCAATACTTTGCCCAACCGACGTTGGGCATGTTTGGCATGGAGTAACGACAAGGACTATAGGTAGAGATGGCTCCGAGAAACGCTCCTCCGGTCGGCGGGTCTGTGAACCCGTACGACTTTTTGTCGCTTATTGCCGCTTTGTCGGCTTCGCAGACGAAGCCAACTCAGAGCGGTATCAACAGACTGTTTTCGCCCGAGTTGGGGGTGTTGACCGGAACCTATTACGGGGACACGGGGGAGACTTCTGACCAGCAGGAGGCTGCAACAATGCTGGATTTGGCTCCCGATATTCTTCGGGCTTCAAATTTGGCAAATGATGATATTCGGTTCATTATCACGAACAAGATTGTAAATGAGGGGTTGCCGGTTTGGGAGGTCAAGCAACTGATTAGAAAGTATGTTCTTGATGCCGTTGCTGCTGGTGAGGACATCGATGCGGGTGCTACGACTGACGAGTTGTTGGGTTTTGCAGATAAGGTTCAGTCGCAGTCAGATAATTTGGCGGCTAGTCGTGCTAAGCAAAGTTTGGCTGGTTCTAAGAATGTTTTTACTGGTGCCGGTTTGCCCTCTCCCGAAGAAACGTTTTCGCCTGAGTTGTTGGCGCCTGAGTATTTTGCAAACTATGCGAAGGAGTCTGCTGCGCGTGAGGAGAAGTTGAGGGGTATCCGCGTGCCTACGGGCACGCAGATGCGTAGTGCTCAATCGTTTGTTGACAAACAGCAAAAGGCTTTGGAGTCTGGTTATAAGAAGCCTTCTGCTGTGCGCAAATTGTATGGTACGAGCAAGAAGGAGTATGTTTTGGCTGACCAGTTGGCTCCGTATGTCCCCGAAGGGGCTGCAAAGAGTGTGATTGGTCGTCAATATAATACTGATGATTATGACCCCGAGATGACTCGGTTTGGGAATGTTGCCAAGAGTATTGTTGCTCGCGGTCCTCAGAATACGGAGATGGCTCGTCAACGTGCTTCGTTGATGAAGGAGCAACGTATTTCGGATATGGTTCGTGATTTAGTTGCTGCCGGTTTGACGAAGAAGGCTCAACAGGCTGGTTATACGCCGTTGATAGTTGCTTTATTGAAACGTTCTCAGTTCGGTCAATCGGGCGGATGAAGTGGCAATTTCGGGTGAACAAAATTTTGATGAACTTCTAAAACGATTGGCGCAAGCCAAATCGTTGCCCAATGCTGCGCGAAATAGTACGGGTTTTATTCCGAAGTCCACTACGGCACAGTTGGGTTTGCGTGATGCGGTTCTTGAGTCGTTCCGTAATTCTCCTGATTTAGATTACAAGGCAATAAAAGCCATTTCGCGTGGACAGGTGGCGCCTGCTGCTGGGCCGACGGGGTTTGTTGGTTCTGTTTTGAATTCTGCGCCTGCCAAAGTTGTGTTGAATGGTTTGAATACCATCGGTATTCCGATGCGTATGGTGAACAGTGGTTTGCGTGAGGCGATTGATGCGCTTGATGATAATCCGCGTACGAAGGGCAGTTGGAGTGAGTATTGGCGTCAGGTGAAGGACCCGACTTACGGTTTTGGTCGTGTTGTTCCGATGAAGGGTTGGGGTGGTCGTCTTGTTGGGTTTGCGGGCGATTTGGTTACTGACCCAATCAACTGGTTGACTTTTGGTGCCGCTGGAATGTTGAGGGGTGCTGGACGTTTGGGTGCCCGTGGTACTTTCCGTCCCGGTGTTCGCGAGTCGTTGGAGGCTGCGGGTCGTCTTGGTGCAGATGGTGTTGGTACGGCGACGTTGCGTCAGACGCTTGGTGTGCGCACGTTGGCTGGTTCTGATGGTCGTCTTGCTTTGGCTGAAGAGGTGCGCCGTTTGGGGGGTACGGCGAATGATGTTCAGCGTGTTGCTTCCCGTGGAAAGATTGCGATTCCAACAGATATTGCTGAGGTGATGGGTTTGGGTGAGGCTGGTATCTATATTGCTGGTACGAAGGTTCGTCTTCCGGGTAGCGGAAGACTTTCAAATCTTATGGAACGCGGTATTACTGGTATTCGTCTTGGTGTGTTGCGTCATTTTCCGGGCAAGAATCTTCAGGAGTTGATGACTCGTCGCGGGGTTGGTGTTGATTCTAAGCGTTATCGTACGTTGCTTGCCAAGGGTCAGTTGCCTGAGGATGAGGTGATGTTGGGGACGGCGGTGTTGACTTCGGATGCGCGGTATCGTGCGGCGAAAGCGATTGCGAAGGATGCTGCTGCTCGTAGGGCGGTTGATTATGCGGCAGATACTGATTTGCAGGCTTCTAGGAACACCGTGTATCGGGTGATGGAGAATCCTTCTGGTGTTGTTGCTTCGGATGCCGAGAGGCGTGCTGCCGATAAGGCGAACGAGTATTTGGCCAAGAGTCTTGGCGAAATGAATCGTCGTTTTGCTCAGGTTGATGAAGGTTATGTTCCGAATGTGTTGCCAAATTTTGTTCCGCACATGTTGACGGACGAGTCTGTCTCCGCTATGGGGAAGTCGTATGCGAATCCAAGGATGGAAAAGTTGATGACGTATTTGAAGGTAAATGCGTTGGACCCGTATGGTTCGTTGAAGCATCGTATGATTACTGCCGATACAGAGTTTATGGGTGTGCCGGGGTCGGTGCACAAGGGGACGATTGATGGTATCAATGAGATAACTCGTAAAGAGTTTGGTTTCAATTTGTTTGAAACCGACATGGTGACAATCATGAATAAGTACACCGAGACGGTTGCTCGTGCTGCTGGTACGGCTGAGATGATGATGGCGTTGAAGGATTCCAAGTTTTTGTCGTACATGAACAAGGTTGGGATGGTTGATGATGAGTGGCTGGCAGCATCAAAGGTTTCGTTGAATGGGCTTACGAAGTCGTTGGATGATGCTGCGAATGCGTACGTGGACAAGGTTGAAGAGGCTGTTGGGGCGATGGACCAGTCGTTTGAGAAGGGTTATTTGGGTCAGTTGGTTGAGCAAAGCACCAAGGAGGCTCAAGCAACGTTGAGTCGTGTCGGCAAAGAATTGGGTGAACCTGCTGCGACTGTTGGTTTGACGCCTCCGGTTGGGATGCTACAAAGTGATTTGGCTGCTCTCGTTGACATTGATAAGCAGCGTCTTGTGTTGCAAGAAGCGAAACAAAAGGTTGATGCCAAAGCGGCAGAGTTTGGGATGCTGTTTGGTGCTGAGGGTTCTGAGTTGAATGTCGTGCATCAAATCATGGTGCTGGAGCATCAAAAACTGACTGAGGCTTTTGATTCTGCTCAGGCGAAATTGTTTGCTTTGCGTAAGAAGGTTGAGGATTATGCGGCTACTGGGAAGTTGGAGATTGCGGCGGACCGTCGCGCTGCGACTGCCGCCTTACAGGCCGCCAGAGATGCCGCCAAGCAGTATTCGTCTACGTTGCGTGATTATCAGTTTTGGTCGGATGATTTCGGTAACTGGATGCAAGATGCTTTGAAACGGATTGGCACAGAGGTCGAGGACGTTACGTATGACCCTGTGACTGGAAAAATTTTGGAGAAGACTCAAATGAAGGTAACTCCAAAAATGTTGATGCCAGAGGGTGTTAGCAAGAAGACGGAAACAATTTTGAAGAAAATTGTTTCTGCTGAGGAGCGCGGGGTTATTCCGAAGACTGCTGGTTTTAATGAGAACTGGTTGAGTGCAACTTTTGGTGATTCTGCGATTCCCACCACGTCCAAGCAGTTGTTGTTTGAGACCTCCCCACAGTTGATTAGTCAACCTGCTCGGGCAAATGCGATTACTTCTGGTGTTGTTTCTGATGGCATTGTTCGCGGCATGAGTGCCGCCGACAATGCTGAGCAGTTGTCTGATTCGTTTGGTTGGATGACGATTCGTTTGTTGAAGGAGGCTGAACGTCGTGGTGGTATTGAGGCGCGTGAGGCTTTGGCTGTTCAGTTGAGGGATGGTGTTGGTGGTATTGGTCAGAGTTGGCAGCGTGCCAAACAGCAGATGGATATTTTGCAGAGTGTGCGTGACACCATCAGTCTTGTTGCGAAGAAGAAATCTGATGTGGCTGGAAAGATGTTTGGCAAAGAGGCGGTGGATGCGAGCGAAACGATTGCTACTTTGACGCGTGAGATTAGGGAAGCGAATGATGAGATAATAAAGTTGAATGAGGCTGCTGGCGGGAACAGTGGCGTAGCAGTGCGTGGCATGTTGAACGATATTGAGGATTTTGCAAGTGCGACGTTTGTTTCCAATGATTCGTTGACAGAGGATGCGCTTGATAGTTATATTGAGCGGGCGAGCGTGTTGATGGACACGATGGTAAGTGAACGGATTGTCAGCGATGACGATATTTTTGGTATGCGTACGCTGATTCAGTCACAGTTGAAAGACGTGTGGGCGAATGGTGGTTTGAATCGCCGCAATTTCACGGATTTCAATACACAGTTCAGGGATGAACTTGGTGCGTTTGTTGATGCTTATGCGGTGAAGAATACTGGTAAACAGAATCAGGCGGTGCTTGCCAAAGCACAGCGTTTGTTGAAGGAGAATGTTGAAAAGCAAGCGAAGATTGATGCGATTCTGTCAAGTAAGAACGGTACGAACGATTATGTGAAGTACACGGTTGCCGCATTGTCGGGTGATTTGCGTAATCAGATTGCTGCCGTTGCGGAAACGATGCAGGAGTATTTCATTTTCAATGAAGCATATTTCTGGTATTCGTCGTTCCAACGCATCGCTCCGCGAGGCGTTGTTGTTCCCGAGTCTGTTTGGTCTGTCCTCGTTGCCAATGTTAGCAGGGAGCAGTTGAGTCTTACGCAGACTGCGATTGATGAGACCATGCGTGGACAACAGATTTTGAATGAGATACGTCAGCGTGTTGTTGGTCGTTTGCCCAAGCCAGAGCAAGCCAATGCTCTTGCGGTGGAAGTTGCTTCGTTGCCAGCCGAGCAACGTAATCTTGTTGAGAGGGTGTTTGGCACTCTTGTGAGTGGTGAAGAGTACAAAATGTTGAGTGACTTGGACAGAATTGCCACAATGGATTCGCGGTTCATCCAAATGAAGAGTGAAGTTGGAGACATTATTTCTGGTCGTGTTGGTGGCACGACACGTGTTCGTGGTAGTCGTGCGGCGGTTGGTGTGGCTCAGTTCAAAAGTCGGTCACCCCGTATTGAACTTTCCGATGTTTTGCAGCGCATAAATGAAACCAAGTCTCCTGCCGACTTGAATACTTATTTGCGGAAACTTGTCGAGGACGGCTATTTGGCGACCCAAGAGTATTCAAATTACGAGGCCACGATTGCCGCTATTTCGCGTGACGCAAAAGTGCGTCAAAGCGAAATCATTAGACGTTTGAAGGAGTCAGGTGTCAAGCCAAAATCCAAGCGGGAGTTGAAGAGTGAGATTCGTGGTGATGAGTTTGGTTTGAGCGGTTTGTTCGCTCAGGCGACCAAGTCGCGTAAGAATGGTACTGGTCCGTTGGTGAGTGAATGGTTTGCTCGCGCTATTGGTGGCGGCAGGACGGAGGATGAGGCACGTGCATTGGGTTCGCGTGTGTATACGGGCGTTGGCGGTAAATATAAGACGACTGGTACTTTTGCCATCAACCAGTACGCGAACTCTGGTGACGTGTTCATGGGTTCTACGTTTGGTGAGGTGTACAAGACCGACCAGTTTGGTGATTATGTCTTGGACAAGTATGGGAATCGTGTTCTTGAGCAGTCAATGTCTGGTGATGTTGATGCTGCTTTGCCGAAACAATATAAGTACATTACGGAGGATGAGTCGCATTTCGGTATCGCTTATCGTCGTTTGAGTAATCGTCGTGCTGCGTTGCGACGTTTGTCTGAGGATGCGACGGTGTCGCAGGATGTTGCGGTGAGTAGGTTGCCGGATGGTTCGCTGGTTGATGCCAACGGCAACAGGATTGCTGCCCGCCCCGAAACCGAGGGTATTCTCGGTCCAATGGGTTATGTGTTGGCGTTGGAGGGAAACATTGATGAGGCGAAAGAATCAATCAAACAGTTCCGTTTGAATGATTTGACTCCCAAAAAAATAAAGGAGTTGGAGTCTGGTTTCTTGACAGTAAAGAAGAGTGCTTCTGCTGAGGAAAAGGCGAGTGCTGCTTTGCGTGCTGCAGATTATGAGTTGTTCCGTTCATCTCGCAATCCTGAGCATGTTGATTGGATGCACAAGAAGTTGTTGAGTGAACCCACTGGTCCGATGCCGGAGGGTTTGCCGCAAGCGGTCAAGGATGCTGGCAATGCGTTGGATGAGGCCCGTAAAGCGCAGGAGGCGATTCAGGCGAAACATTCGTATTTGACTTCTGTTGATAGAAGGTCTTTGCACAAGTTCATACGTCATTTGGCCGGGTACAATTTGGGTCACGATTTTGATAGCGGTCAGGGTGGTTTGCGCGAATTGTCGCTTCGCGCCAAGTCGCCGCAAGGTTTGCAGAACCGTATCTACACAAACAGTGATTTTGCTACGGTAAAGAATTTTGCGACCAGCCTCAATGAGCGTTTGGGTACGAGCAATGTTCCGCCTGTCTTTGAGTTGATTCCGGTTGAGCGTGTGCAGTTTGTCCCCGAACAAGTTGCTCAAATGCTTTCCTCTACTCGCAATGATTATGCGTTTGTGAAAAACAATCAGCGGTTCTCCAATGAGATGGTTGCCGCATTCTTGTCTGCCGACAGGAATGCGAATCTGCCTCCGCAACAGTTGGCGTTGGTACGTCAGGCGATTGACGATAAGACGATTGATGTTTACAGTCTTGATGTGGGCAGGGTTGCAAACAATGATGTGTTCAATCCCGAGAATACGTTGATTCAGATTGTTACTGGTGACGGTCAACAATTCTTCCACAATTCGCAGGATGCTTTGGGGTATGCGCCAGCAGCCAAGGATTTGAATTTGTTCCCGACGATGGTAGTTGACGGTAAGCCTGTTCCGATTGTGTTTGATGAGTTGGAATGGATTCAGTTGTTTGCCAAGCCGAAGGATGTTCGTCAGGTTCGCAATCAGATTGCCGCGAAAGAGGCGCAGAGGAAGGCTTTGTGGGCGAAGACGTTCACGAACAATTTGGAGAAGAATGAGCCGAAGTTGGCTGCGTTGGATGCGGAGATTGAGGAGTTGAAAATTCAGGTTGTGCGCAATGATGGCACGAAGCAGATGGAGATGGTGAAACGTGCTCGTGCGATGCGGGATTATTTTGATAAGCCGGAGGTGAAGCGTGCTCTTGGTTTGAAGGATAGAGATTCTGCAGAGAAGGCGTTTGAGAAGTGGGCTGATTTGAATGCGAATAATTTCTCTGTTCGCGACACCCCGGAGTATGTGGCTGAGCGGGTGAAGGAGTTGGATGGTGCTTGGGCTTCTTCGTATGAGGCTGCTATTTTGAGTGAGCATCGTCGCGCAATGACCGCCGGCAAGGATGCGGCGAGTGTGTTGAAAACCGCGTTGTATGGTGGTCGTGCGAGTGAGTTGGTGACGCAGTTGGATACTTTGCAGAAGGCTCATGCTAGGTATTTGGAGAAGGCTGGGCGTTCGGTGCAGGATGCTTTGGTGCAGTTGGAGAAGTATGCGATTGATATCGTAAGCGAATCTGGCGGTACTGCTTCTCGCAATGCCGCAGTGAAGTTGAATACGACGGTGGAGAAACTTTCGGATTTGTTGCGCGACCCTGCGCGTCGCACACCAGCAGTTGAAAAGGTGATGAGTGAATACATTACTGAAGTGAATAAGGTGATTCGTGATGCCGGTTTGATTGACGCAGACATTTTTGGTCCGTCTGGATTGCTGTTGTCAAAGACTGGCGAGGAGATTGTTTCTGGTCAGGTGCAGGGTGTGTACGCCGAGAAGATTATGGAGGCGTTGGAGAAGCGTACTGCTGTTGCCCGTAAGCGTATTGAGGGGATGGTTGGTGCTTCAAATCGTACTGTTGCTGATAAGACCGCTTTGGAGAAGGCGAATGCTGAGGTTGCTGGTGCTGCCGGGTTGGCAAAACAGAATCTTGTCTACGCAACTTTTTGGGATAGGTCGGTTCGTTTTGAGGCGAGTGAAAGTGCTGCGATGGTGAAGAACTGGGAGGCTGCCGTCAAGGAGGCTGAGGTTGGCGCAAATTTGGCGGAGAAGGAGTTGGCCAATTTTGAGAATGCTGTGGTTGCTGGTAGGGCTACGAAAGCAAAGGGTTTGGAGTATGTTGATGCGTTCTTCAAGGCAAAGAAGAATACGCAGAGGGCTGCTGATGGTTTGCGTAAGGCAATAGAGAATTTTGAGGTTGCTCAGGCAAAGTTGGATTCAATGGAGTCTGCGTTCAATCTTCGTCCGTTCAAGCGCATGGAAGCGAATGAGGCTTGGGCGCGTGCCAATAACTTGAAGAAGTTGAGGAACTCAATGAAGGCTTCTGTGAAGAAGATGGCAAAGGACAAGTTGTTGAATGCCGAATACGACCAGTTTGGTGAGAGTTTGAATGATTTGTTTGCCCAGTTGGATGCTATGGCATCCATATCGGTAGAAACTGGTGAGATTGCTGCGTTGCGTGGAGTGTTGGTTGAGGTTGCCGAGGCTCGCGCCAATTGGTTGATGCGTTACCAGCAGGTTGCAGAGACACGGGCAAAGATAAAGTTGGTTGAGGGGATGGGCAAGACGTTGAAAGATATTGGTCCGTTGGCGTATCTGAATCCTGCGATGGGTACGACTGCTGGTACGACTTATGTGAACGAGTTGCAGAAGGGTTGGAAGGCGTTTGGTGAACAGTTCCCGAATTTGCAGGCTGACCCGAGGGTGTTGGAAATTTTTGCAAATACGAACAGGTTGCGTGACCCGGAGTTTGCGCGCGCGTTGCAACGTTTCATGGGTGGTTACACAAAGTTCTTCAAGGCCTACGCTGTTGCCACTCCGGGTTTCCATGTGCGCAACTCTTTCAGCAACGGCGTAATGCTGGTTGCTGCTGGTGGTTCGCCGGACAGCCTTGGGCGCGGGTTGTCTGCGTACAGGACTTTGGTTGAGGCTTTGAATAATGGTGGAACCATTGAAGCACATTTGGCGACTTTGACTGCCGATGAGCAGTTGAAGGTGAAGATTGCCTATTTTGCAATGATGGGTTCTGGTGGCGGCTTGATGTCGGATGTGAACTTGTCTACGGGCAGCAAGTTGTATTCAAATGCGTTTACCAAGAAAATGCAGGAGTACGGAATAAAGGCGGACCAGCATGCTCGCTTCATGCTCGCATACGATGGTGTTGAAAAAGGCATGGACGGTTTGACTGCAATGGCCCGCGTCAAACGGTTCATGGTTGATTACGAGGACACCTCAACTTTGGATGCGTACATGCGTCAAATTGTTCCGTTCTGGATGTGGACGAGTAGGAACCTGCCGTTGCAGATTCAAAACATTTTCTTAAATCCGAAACCGTATCGTTTGTACACCGCATTCAGTAACAATTTCCGTGATGAGAAGGAAACGGAAAAGTTGCCGAAGTATTTGCGTGAGGTTGGTGCGTTTGCGTTGCCCGGTGGCAAGACGTACTTCTCGCCCGATTTTCCGTTTAGTCGTATCGGTCAGCAGGTTGAGCAGTTGTCTTCGCCCAAGAGAATAATGGCTGATGTGAACCCGCTGGTTCGGGTTCCGCTAGAGGTGTTGTTGTCCGATAAAAAGTTCTATTCGGACATTCCGTTCAAGAAGGGGATGGAGCCGACAAGCAGGCTTGTGGGTCCGCTTGCTTCGTATCTTGGACAACCGTTTGGTCAGGGTGGGGTAAATGCTGATGGTCAGCGTGTTGTTTCGGATAAGGCGCTGTACACGTTGATGAATACGGTTCCTTTTGCTGGTCAGTTTGAGCGTTTGGTTCCATCAACCGAGTCTTATCAGGCGCGAGGTGTTGGACAACGGTTGGGTCAGTATTTTGGTTCGCCTGTTCGTCCGTATACGGAAAAGATGAGGCAGCAGGAACTTGAGCGAAGGTTGTATGAAATACTCAAACGACAAAGGGAAAGGCAATGACGCAGTACACAGGTAACAGGGACGGGGACCACGGCAAAGCACGACCGGGGTTGCTGGAGTTCGTGAAGACGGTTGAGCAGATAACGGACGGTGCGTTGTGGAACAACGGCACCTACGTCAACCGCAACATGCGGGGCAAGGAGTCGTTGTCTGTCCACGCCACTGGTCGTGCAGTGGATTTGTCGTGGCGGAAACTAGGAACCAAGGGGCGACGCAACGGTCGTGCCGTTGCCCAATGGTTGTGCGATGTGTTCGCAGACAACGCCGAGACGCTTGGTGTGGAGTGCGTGTTGGATTACTGGCCCAAGCCGCATGGTCGCGGGTATCGCTGTGACCGTGATGCGTGGCAAAACTATTCCAAGGCGACTATCGGGGGCGCGCCCGACGGGGACTGGCTGCACGTTGAGTTGTCTCCCCGTATGGCGGATAGTCCAACGCTGGTGAGGGAAGCATGGTCGGATATCGCTCAGACGGGTGTGCTTGCCCAGATGCCGAATCCGAAACGGAAGAAAAGTCAGGTTCAGGAAGATAAATAATCTTGTTCACCATCCCTGCCGGGATGTGTGACACCATGCCCACATCGTCTGCTTCGCTGGGTGTTTCGTCTTCGGGGAACCATGAGCCTGTGATGGAGATGTGACCTTCTAAGCAGTCTTCCCACAGGAAGCCGACTGACACGACATGGCATGGGCGTGGTTTGTACGCTTTGACGTTTATCCATCCGTTGTCTGAGTCGAATGCGTCGGTCCAGTGGACGGCGACGAGTTTGGCTGGGAGTTTCATTCGCTGTCTCCTGTCAGGTGTTCTTTCATGTTGACGATGAGGTGTTCCATGAATGATGAGATGCGCAACCATGCGTAGACATCTCCGTGTGTGGCTTTGTCCCAAGTTTTGCAGAGGTCAATGACGTCTTCTTTGGTTGCCGACATCATCATCGTAATGATGGTGCCGGCGTTTTGTTCAACGCGGTTTAGTTCGGCGTCCATCTTGTCGGCTTCGCGTTTGTCCATGAATTCGTAAATCCAGTCACCATTGTTTGCTGACACGATTTTTCCTTTCGTTGTTATGAACGTAGATGGTGTTCTCAGATAAACCATTGACGGTGATACCTTCGCCCACCTCCACGTCATCAAAATGCGCGCGCAGTATGCGTACAATTTTTGCCACATTGACCGCTCTATCAAATCCGATTGTTATCTGGCGAGAGTTCATTTGTTCCTCCGAGTTTCAATTTGAATGTGTCGTCAAGCACCATGAGTCCGATGACGCAGTAGCCGACGATGTCCCTGAGCGTATCAATGATTGTTTCGTCAACCTTCGGTACGACGGTGTGACCGTCTGCGAAGAACTGTCTGGTGAATTCTAGGTTGGCGAGACGTTCGTATTTGTCGTTGAGGCGCACGATGATGCCTTGGAATCCGAAGCGTTCAATGTTCTTGTGACCGTAGTCGTGTTGTTTGGCTGCGAGCAGGCGGGCCATTTCTGCGGAGTCCCATTCGCCTTGGTGGCGAAGTTCGTGTATGACCGGTACGGCTACGACGATGAACGCTTCGGGGTTTGGTTCTTCGTTGTTGTGGAACACGATGCCGATGAGCGCGTCAATCCTGTCGCGCAACAACCCGAAGTCAAGGCGTGTTTTGCCCCTGTCGCTGAGTCCTGCGATGTGCATCACCCACTGTGTTGCTGATTGTTCCCAAGTTTTGGCCATCTCGTATCTCCTTCTCAACTCCACGTTCATCGTGAGTGTGTCACGAAGTTTATCATACGCGGTGTTGCGGATGCGCATGACATGTACATCGGAGAACCCCATTTCGTCGCCAGCGTCCTTCAACGACAAACCTTCGTATGTGGTCAGCAGGATTGCTTTGCGATATTTTGCGGGTAGTGAGGCGACCGCCGAGGCGACAGCCTCGCGGAGTAGCAGCATCTCGTCGGTTGACGGTTCGGGGTCTTCGCCCGGTACGGTTTCCATCAACGCCTGCATCTCTGATTCGGGTCGGCGTAACGACAGTTTCTCAAACACCTCCGACGCAAACAGGATGTGTTTCTTAGGCATCGTATGCTTCGTCGTACAACAACGCGGATACATCGGTGGGGCGTAGCAGATATCCCCACGCTGGGTTGTCTGAGCGTCGCGCGAAGTCGCGGGTTTCCAGCGTGTCTCTGTTTGCTTCTATGTACCGTTTCAATCTGTCTACGGACACGATGATGAATCCGCCGTCCATTGAGAAGATGTACACCCACCACTGCGCCTTGGTGACTTGTAAGCCTGACGGAACCCACTTGCCGGATTTGCGCGGGTTTTGACGCATCTCCACTGCCATGTTGCCGTTGCGGTAGCGGTCTGACTTCACCTCGAATGAACCTTCTACGAGGTTCTCCAACATCTTGCGTATCCGCTTCTCACCCAACTGACCGTACTTCAAGTCTTCTGCGAAGTTGAATGTGTTTTCCTTGATGTCCCATTTACTGTTCTTCACTGAGGGTCTCCCATTCCGATTGGGAGAAGCCGCGCGCACGACCGTCGGGTTGGATGTAGACCCATGTGGGGGCATCGGGGTCGCACCCGCATCCCACCACGTTCCTACTGTCGTGCACGATTGTGGTGCCACACTTCTTGCATCGGACCTTGGTCATAGTTTCCTCACCGTGATTTCGGTTATCTGTTTGTCGTCTGCCCACGCTACGCCATTCAACGCATCAAGGATGGACTTCACATAGTTGTCAATGTCCCCGCGCAAAGATGCCTTCCATTCGGGGTTCTTTTCTGCGGTGATGACGATGTTGGTGCCTTTGTCGCTGAACGTCAGACACACCTCAACGGTGTGGTCTGCCGGAAACAACGGACCCTCGTAGGCTTCGGCAACTTTCGCTTCGTACTGTGCGGTGCGTTTGGGGGTGTAGACGTGACCGTTGCGTGTGGCACGGGGGCGTTCTTTGGCGAGCGGTCTGATGGGGATGAACTGCTTGTACTTTTTCATTCGTAGACACGCATCACAATCTGTTCTAGGTAGGTGATTCCGTCTTCACGGTCGTGGTATTTGCCCCACTTCTTGTCTGCTTCTATGAGCATGGTGAGGGTTTCGGCTGGCATCAATCCGTCTTGTCTGAGGCGTGACGCGAGGCGTACGAGGGTGGATGAGCGGTCTGAACCTTCAAGCGGTCCGTCGGTGAGAATGGTGTAGGTGTACGGGCTGATGAGGTATTTGAGTTCTCCGAGTGACATCGGTTTGCCTGTGCGCATCATCATCGGCGTGGACACTGGCGGTTTCCAGAGGGTTGCGACGCGGTGTATCCGTTCGGGTACCACACGCTCAGCGTGCGCACGAAGAACGAACGAACCCAAGTCGAGTGGTGTCTCGTCGTCTGATAGCACGATGCGTTCGGTTGGCTGTTTGTCCCAGCCACCGAAGTATGGGAGTCGGACGTAGTTGCCGTAACCGTTGGTCACGGTTTCTTGTTTCGGGTTGACTTCTTTGGCTGGGTAGTTGCACACTTGGTGTGCTGCGAGCAGGCATCGGCGCATCACGGATGCCGGTACAGGTTCGGTGGCGAACAGCCACAGGTGGTATCCGCGTCGTGAACGCTCAACCCATGTCGTTATCTGTTGGTGTGCGAGCACGGCTTGTAGGTTGCGTACCGCATCCAAGTCGGGGATGTCAATGTCTGAGCATCCCCAGCGGGTCATGTTGTCGGGGGTGACGGGGTAGATGCCGATGCCGATTGTGCCGAGCAGGTGTTCCATGAACAGTGATTGGGTGACGGGTTCTTTGACGCACCCACCTTCCCATGAGCCGTGCGCATCGGTGCGTCCAGAGAACAGGTCAATGAACTCAGAAAGAGGCATGGGATTTCTCCAAGTGTTGCTGTGGCAACTCTTGGGGACGCAACTGTCTGAGTCGTCCCGTGTGCAAATCAATCTCGTAGTCAATGTCGTCAACCAACTGTCCGCCCGGTCGCTTGTTCTTCAGCAGGGACATGGTGACGGTGAACTCGTGGATGGTGAGCAGGTAGCGCAGTTCGTCCAGTCGTTCTTGTGCGCGTTCGGAGTGGGCGCGGTCAAGTTTCTCCACCGTTTCGTTTATCTCCGCCATCAGTTGGAACTTCTTGCGACGGACACCGATGATGCTGGTCGCCTGCTGTTCACCGCCGTACGAGCCAGACGACATGGTGAGTTTCGCACCGTCGGCACCTGCGGTGCGCGAAGTTTGGTGCAACACGAGCAACGGCACATCGTGCCTGCGTCCGAACGATTTGAGGAACGTCGCCTTGTCGGGTACGGTTTCGCCTGCTTCCACCAAATCCAAGTAGTCAACGACCACGAGTTCTGGTGCCTGCCCCCACACATCACAGAGTTCGTGGTATGCGCGTTCCATGTCGTTCGCGGACAGCGGTTGGTCGAATACGGCGAGGTTCTTGAAGTGGTCTTGTGCGGTGGAACGCATCAACCCGATTGCTTCCTTGTCGTCGGAGGCGACACGCGCCTCCAGTTCACGGGCTGGTATGCCGTGATGGATACAGGTGAGTTTGGTGAGAACCAACTGTCGTGGTTCGTCGGGGATGAACAGGGCGACATGTTTGTCGTGGTTGTGTCGCAACATGTGCAACAGTGCGAGCGTCTTGCCTCCGTGTGCGAATCCAATCATCATCGCCATCTCGCCCGGTGCCACACCGCGCATCTCTTCGTCAATCATCGGCACACCGAGATGGATGCGTTCATGCGTTGCTTGCGCCCAGCGGACGAACGAGTCCGCAGCGTCAGCGAGCGGTTCGTACATTCTGTACGCGGACGGTTGTTCAACCGCCAACGCAGGAGTGGAGGTGTTCTCCTGCGTGGCGGTTTCCCAACGCGCCGCTATTTCAGCGGCGCTGAGTCTCACTTACGTGCCCGACCTTTCGGTTCCCAGTACGCCTTGTCCTGACCGACCGCTTTGAACCACGGTCGTTTCGGATTCTCAGCCAACTGGTTGCGGTTGTCAAACACCCGCGTCACACCGTCACGCTGACAAGCAGCCAACAGCCACGCAGGCAGGTCGCCGTACTGTTCGCCCTGAACGGTGACGGTGAACCCTTGCGAGTTCGCTGTCACTTCCTTGGCGGACGGGAAAGACTTCTGCACCATCTGCACGACATCCGCCGTACCGTTGGTGCGCGAGTTGATGGAGTCAAACACCATCTCTTGCACGAGGTTGAGCAGAATGCCGAAGCGGTCTGCCGTAACCTGCGTGTCCTCGTCTTTCACTGTGAGGTCTGCAGCAATCTTTGCGCAGACTTGACTGATGATTTGGATTTCTTTGTTATCCATTATTGCTCTCCTAACTGGTTGTCCTTGTCCTGTATGAACACACCCTTGCACACTGACCACCAAGGACACCAGCGGTCGGAGCATAGGAAGTGCTGGTCATTCTTCAACCACGGGTTGCCGAAGCCGCCCTCGTAGTCTCTCATCGCAAACGCCGACCTGACCAAGGTCGCTGCTTGTTCCGTCACCCACATCACATGAGATGAGTTTCGGTTGATGCGAACTATCTGTGAATCGCCTTTCATGTTGCGAATCATAACACCGAACGTGAACCCGATGTTGCCATCAACATCCAACGACACCTCACCCGAAGACAGGGCGTACCCTGCGTAGATGGATGCCTGAATGGATTGCGTCTGCTTCTCCAACAGCGAATACTTCCTCGCTGCGGTCTTCCAATCCCACAGTCCTTGGTCACAGATGTAATCCATCGTGCCCTCAAACCACAGACCGTACCCGTTCACGGAGACATTCGTGAAGTACTCAAACTTGAACTCCGACTTGCCACCCAACGGAACTTCGGGCATGACACCGTTGACCCACGCGTTCGTCATGGAACGAACCAAATCTTCCCAAGTGGACGGGTCGGTGTTCGTCACCTTCACCGTCTCGGTTTGTTTGATGTGGTTCAGTTTCGCAACGGACACATGGTGTGCGTCACGCGCATCAACCCGACCTGTCATCACCGACTCGATACCGGCGTGGACAGCGGTGCCCATCACGGCTGAGTCGTTCGTTGTGCGGAACTCTGGCGACACCATCATGCGTCGCCCGCGTTCCTGACACAGCATCGCATCCCCGAGCCATGACTGGCGGACGTAGACACGCTTGTTCTCTTCGTCAATTCTCATTCTGTTTTCCCTCTCGTTGAAACGAAAGTTGGTACGAACCAACTTTCTTGATTGTTCTTTGTCTTCGTTCTAGCACCGCCAACCTTTCAGGTTGCGGTGCGTCGGATGCTCTTGCTACAGCCCCCCCTTTCCCCCCCACGATACATGGCACTTGTCGCTGAGGATGGAACTTTGACAGAAATCTTTCGGCATACCCCACGGCTGCCAACCGTTGCCGTTGTAAAGGGCGGAATACACGAAGATTGCGTGCGCAGACAGCAGGTTGACTATCGGGTTGTACAGGTCGGAACACGACGAAACGAGGCTCTGGTCTTGTAGCCAGCCACGCTCACTGTAGCGAGATGGACGGCACCAGAACCCGTTGATTTGCGTGATGCCGTGCGAACCGCCGTGCGGGTCGTCGGCGTAATGAACATGAGGCAGGCATCGGGATTCGCGCCACACCACATAATCCAACTCATCCAAATCGTCGTTCTGCCACCCCAGCGCACGAGCCGTTTCCACTACATCGGGACAGAACCCGACCAGCGGATTCGGTAGCGTTTCGGGGGCTGAAACGGTAGTGCTCGTAGTCACGACAATCTCCAAAGCGTCAACGAACCTGTGGTGAATGATGGTCGGCGCGAGGGCCGGGGCTTTCGCCCCGACCCACGCCACGATGAACACCACCCCAAGCGCAACGACGCGCCTACGGTAGTACTTCATCTTCGTACTCATTCTCCACCTCCTTGT